TCGGTGGATGCAAGCTGGTAAGCAGCATAGCTCGGTGCGTTATCGCCAAACGACACGACATCGCTATTACCATCGAGCAGTAACGAAGCTGTTCCACCGGCACTTTGTGCGGTATCGAGTTGAGCAGTGCCGGTGAATACGCCAGCCTCACTGCGCTTGATCTCAGTGTAAGCCGTGGCAGCATCAGCACCATCAAACTTTGCCAGCAACACCACGTCGTCCCAGCACGGATCACCAGCTACCGGGACCGCATCACTTGGTACACGGAACGCACGACGAACCGGGTTTGCCAGCCCAACCAAATCTGAGTCCAGCTCAGGCTCACGGAAGCCACGCAGCTCGCCGTTGAGTATCTTCGTGTTCCGTGCAATCGTCGCAGCCATAGGTGGCAGGAGTCGATCCGATACTCTCGGGATCAATCCTTGGAACGCTTCGAGTTTCATTCCGGCCATTACAGTTCCTGTTCGATATGCAGGTCGACTGCACAGAGGTTTGTAATGTTACTCGGGTTAGCAATCTCGCGCACCTGAATCGTTATGTTCGTGTCATGGAACACAAATTTCGACGCGCTCTGTATATACCACTGTCGAATAGTATTGATCTGAAGCCAAGTATTAGTCAGGTCAGACCCGACATAAAGCGCGTCACCCGACACAAACAATGCACGGACCTCATATAGATCACCGACAGTAGCCGTCCTACCTGTAGACTCCATCCAGTAATTGGCACCAAGCTGAAAAGAACTACCACCCTCCAGTCTCTGAAGAATACCAGCACGTGTCACACTTATACCAGCAGTAACAGTGCCCGGCCAGATACCGAAATCGAACGCCGACGCAGTACTCGGCAATGAGATGTCGTTAGGGGGGTTTGAGACGAGTAGTCCACCAAACGGAAACATCGCTACACCCAATTAGGATTGAATACTGCGTACCAAGTAGTGCCGCCGTTGTCAGTCCAGAGGTCGACGAAATCGATAGCGCCAGCACCAGCCGAAAGGGTTGGTGCAGCACCATTGTTCGGCCACTTCACAGACGCACCCCAAGCGATAGTCCTCGGAGTCGCATCCTGAACAATCCTCAGGCGCATCGATCCAAGCTGGGTGGCAGGTGGGTTGCTAAGGGTGAGCGTTGTAATGTCCGCAGTGAGTGTGAGTATGACGTAGCTGCCCAACTCATAGTTGATAGTCGTGCTTGCCACACCACTGACTGACTGTTTGGTAACCGCGAAGTCACGGAACTCTGCTCGGTCGAGAATGTTGTCGGCCAAGAAGATGTCGTTGTCGAACGTATACCCGGTAGTAGGGCCTGTGAAGTTGACGTTGGCGACACCGCTGAACAGTATTGACCAGTCAGTGTCATCACCAGAAAGCTGTATGTAATCACCAGCGAGCGAGTAGTGGCGGAAGTATCCACCAACACCAACGCCGAACTGGAAGCCTGTGGCGGGAGCAAGGGTAATCACGCCCGCGACTGTCAGCTGAGCCGCTAAGTTGTCTGTGTTCACGACGATAGGGACGCCACCGGCAGTTGCACGAGCGCCGCCGGAAGGAACTACTACCTCGTTGGTAGAAACACCTGTATCACCTCGAAGGGGGACACCTACAATCTCGCCAGCAATCATCCTCGTGCTGGTACCGCTCAGTACCGCGTCGATGATGTCATTGCCGTTCATGTCGATGTCACCAGTAAAGACAGCGCCATCAAGTTGTGCAAACCCCTCCAGACCAGCCGCAGTAATACGTAACTCAACTCGGGTAATGGTCAACGTAAAGTTCTGAGGGGTCGTGTTGTCTTGTCCCCGAACAACCGTCAAAAGATCGCCCATGCGCGAAGTGCAGCGAACAACTTCTATATTGCCTGCATTATCCTGAAGCGTGGCGTAGAAGAACTGGGTACCTGTAGGCGACGGGTAGTTCGCACCGAACCCCGAGTCCACCTGTATAACTGTGTCACCAGAGCTTATCGATGCAGCAAGAAGTGCGCTCGCGTTGTTGGTAAAAAGGTTATTAGCCATTGCCGCCTAGCCTCCGGACGCCCCATCCTGATGGGTACGACCAATTTTGCGAGTTGTTCCATCCCTGCTTGCGTTGGGCCATGTAGTAACCGATACGGCGCAGGAAGTTGTGTCGCATTTGCCCGGCAAGCATGGGAGACGAATAGGGTTTGTTCGGGTGCAGGTACACGCGTGACAAGTACCCTTCCACGATAGCGTCATAGTACTTGAGTGTGATCTGTCGTGGCAACAGTGTGGCAGTGAAAGAAGGGATCAGCGCGACCAAAACATCAGCTGCAGCAACTGCGTCATTTTCCAGTTCTGGGAATACGACGAACTCGTCAGGGTTCGACGTAAGGTAATAGTGTGAGGGTCTATCAGTAGTACTCAGTTGTCGTGACGGCTTACGTGGTGTCGGGGACAGGTCCTCGCCGTTGAACGCGACATTCAGTATACCGATGATCTCCGTGTTTGCATCGCCGTCAGTGACTTGAACAGGCTCGTTCTGATCGAGTACGGTAACGCCTTCCACGAGCTTGGTCCATGCATAGGACTTCTCGAAGAATTCGCGGCAAGCAAGTCGCAACTCACGCAGAGCAATCGAACGGATAATACCGGGTGTTTGTGGCACCAGATCGTTCAGGAGGTTGTCGAAACTTTCTGTGTACTCGTTCGCCATCTCAGATTCCTATGACACTGTTCCGGAACTGCCCGAGGAGAAGCGCAGCCCGACCATCTACAGTGTACTCGTCATCTGTAATCTCAGCTACCCCCGTGACGTACCCCACCAACGGTGAATAGAACTGCATCTCAATACCAACAGGATCAGTCCAGATCACCTGAGGCGGCGTCGGGGCTGACTCAACGATCTCAATGACGTTAAGAGAGTTGGCAGAAAAGAAATCGTAAAAAGCGTCTGGCCGCATACGGGCCAAGTCTTGAAGTCCTCGGTTGAGGATATTTAGGAGTGTGCTATTCGTGTACCGCTGAACGTCGACATCAGTATCCTGAAGGAGTTCACGAGATTCGGTAATGAGGTTCTGGTAAGTCTTAGCCACGAGTAGCCTCCTGAGGAGAAACCCCAGCCGTATCCGAAGATACGACCGGGGTCTGTATGCCCTAGGTCAAGAGGCTGATTTAGCCCTCGTTGCCCTTGCTCACATGGCCCAAACCAACTGCGACACCGTTCACGACTTTGTAGCCGTAAACCTGCAGTCCACGCAGGAGGTTGGAGAACGAACGCTCGGAGCGAATCGTTTCCATCTTCGTGAACTGTGCAGCGAAGGTGAGGGCAGCGGTTGTGCCGAACAGGACTGGATAAGCAGTCGGCGTACCGGTTGCCGGAAGCAGCAGGTTCGACAGATACAGCGTGAACCTGTCAATCATGCCGAGGCGACCGTTACGCAGAAGCGAGGTGCCGTCACCAGAAAGCGAAGCGTCTTTCAGCTCAGACTTCTTGATGCGAGACGCAAGCCACGCCGGGATGACCATGAAGCGGCCAGATTCCGGAATGTTCTGCTCGTCGAGGACCTGACCACAGTTGACAAGGTAGTCAGTGATCGACTGCGAGTTGGCTACCAGCTGACCGTCTTTGGTACCGGCTGCTACTGCCGCAACGAATTGCGGAAGGGCTGCGGTGCCAAGATCGATGTCGCCGGAGATCGCGCCAGCTGTTGCACCACGGTTAGCGGCTGCAATGCTCAAGCCTTCGCCAGTGATGTCAGTGATGTCAGCGAGGATGTCGGTATCAACCGCAATCTTCATCTGCTCAGCCGCGTCTTCTGCCCACACAGACAACTGGTCGATGTCTTGCTGTACTTCCATAACATCGTCGAGCGCAAGGTTGAAATACTTACCTTGGTCGATCAGGAGGTCCTGAATGGGTGCGCCCGGACGCTGAATAGACAGGTCCTGATTCGCTTGGTAGTTGCTGATCGTGATAGTCGGACGCTGACGAATCTTAACCGTGTCACCTTGGTTTTTGATCTCGCCCTCATAGTCCGTGTTCGCGATAGCGCCGAGAACGGTGGCTGCATAGAATTTCTCTATGAGCTTGCCGCTCCAAATCTCCGGAATGAACGTACCGGAATACGCCGGGGATGGGTTTGCACCCGACCACGGTGTGCCTACTGGATAAGCCATTGTCTTGCTCCTAAAAAGTACTCAACGGTTAACGAATCCGTCCTTCTCGCTGAGCCGCTATCAGGTCTCTTTCGAGCTTCTGAAATTCCTCGGGGATCGGTTTCCCTCTGGTAACGAACTCATTTTTCTTCGCGTAAAAGGCGGAGATGTCATTGCGGCTCCATTGCCGCTTTCCGCTTTCGTTAGGAGCGCTTGTCGTCCCGGTTTTAGGCGTTCCGGGGGCCGTTAACTCGTCGAGTCTTACCTGTGGTTCCACAACCGGTGGAGTAGATGTACTCGGTGTAACGACAGCGTTTTCGTTCTGAAAGCCCTTAAAAATTGCGATGACCCTGTTAGCGTCATTCGCGGTGAAAGCCTGTGTGAGAAGCTGGCCTCTCGGCACTCCTGCATAGACATCCTTTTCATTCAGCCATGTCAGGAATCCTTCGTCTTCGTTCTGCTCTGCCCAGCTTGGCACAGCGTCTGCGAGGGCTTGGATAGTTCTCTCACGTTTCGATACTGCCACAGTTTTTTCCGCTTGTGAAGCACTTTGTGACACCTTTTCCATAGATGTCTTCAAAGGCGCAAACCGGGAATCGATCTCTGGCAGGAGCCGGTGCGCGGCCACACGCTCAATCACGTCGATCAAGTCTGGGCCAAACTGCGCTCGTTCCTCGTCTGTGATGCCGGGCGAGGTGTTTGCCGGGGCCGGAGTTTCCTTGGCTTTCGGGTCAGTGGTATGCATCGCCGCAAGCAAGCTCTCGGTGTTGTTGATGCGCTGGCGCATCTCGGTAATCAGTTCGTTCTGGTCTCGTATCTGCGCTTGCAGGCGTGGGACCTCCGCATTGTACTTCCCCTGCAGGACCTTGTATTTGTGGTCTGCGGTTTCGGGAACTGCGGGTTCAGCTGGGGGTGTTTCAGCGGCTGGCTTCTCCGGCTTCTTCTCCGGTTTTGCTGCTGGCTTTGCATTGGCCGGGTCTAGTGCCGCTGCCTCTGCTGCTTGTTCCGCTGCGATTTCTTCCGGTGTCTTCTTCGGGTAAACAGCGTTTGCGATTTCGTTAGCTTTATCGATCTGGGCTTGTACTGACTTGGGTAGCGCACTCATGGCGTATTACCTCCGTTGTGATTTGAATTTCTCGGTGACTGCAGGAGCTTCCTCATACGCCGTGAACAATGCGTTTACAACTTCGACCTTACCCTGAGAGCGTTGAACTTTTTCAGGGGGAAGTGTGCAACACTCGTCGCGGTGTGCTTGGTGGTGTTCATTCAGCCATTCGAGAACAACACGAAAATCCGCACTGCTGCGGAGGTTCGTCAATGATTGCGCTGCTTTATCAGTTAGTTTCAATATGGGATGCCGTATCGCTCATTTCTGGCGGTGTCGTCGTCGAGCGACTTGCCCGGCTGCGATGCCTTACCGTTCTTTGAGAAGTCGCCTCTCATACGTGATTCGTATGAGGCAGGGCCAACGGACACATCCTTGAGTCCGTCGAGGCTCGATACTTCAAACTTCTTGACGCACTTGGCGGGCTTCATCGTTAGCTCCGGTTAGTTGGAAGGTCGCGATTGCCCTTGGTGTCGCCAAGGAACTTGCCTTTAACTTTGCCGCCATGAGAGCCTTTGACGTTGGTCTCGAACTCGCTGGAGCGACCGCCCGGAAGATACTTACCTGACGGGCCACCACTGTGGCTTTCGTTGGTGACCTGTCGGTAGCCTTCAGCTACGGAGGGGGTAAGACTACCCCATGATTTGCCTTTCATCGTAATAGCTCCTCTGGCTATAAATGGGTGTTACAAGGGGATACTACCTCAAAGAGATAATGCATGTCTATGGAACATTCGCAAGCTCCCAGCAGCCATACTGCCATGGGGGTGCCGCCCGTCGCCGCGTACGTATTCGTCCTCGGAAAGCTGGGTGGCTCCAACCACATAGTACACCAGAGCAGGCCAGAATTTCATGTCGATCTGGAACTCGCGCAGCCAGTCCACTTGGGTTATGTCGGTCACATTGTCGGTCACTTCCGGCACGTTCAAGCTGTTGTTGGCGTACAGGTCGTAGAACGCATCCGGGCGGATACGGGCCAACTCCTGCAAGCCGCGATTCAGGCCGTTGATCAGCATAGCGTCCGGGTACCGGGTTGGGCAGTCGTTCTCGTCGGCATCACCGAGTAGCGATCTGGCCTCCGCCATCAATGCAAAATAACTCTTGCCCGGTACGGCGACGATACCGTGCGGACCTAGATAATATCCGGTCTGATAGTACCCAGTCAGGTAGTAGCCTGTCTGGTACATTACGTTACGTCCGTAGAAGTAACCGTTCTTCCATTTTCGTTGGCGGTGGAGAAGATACGCGTCTTGGTGTCACCCACGTTCCGTATCTCGTGCAGGTCTCCGGACTTGATGATGGAGCCAGCAGCTTCCGTGAGTACGAGCCGCATGGCTTCCTCGAAGTTGACACCGGTCTCGATCATACGAGTGAACACGCGGTTAACAATGTCTTGCTTGTCAGCATCCGAGACAGGGAACTCTGTGACGCCCGGCTGAACCAGCCCATCAGATATGACATTCGTGCCAACAGAGTTGTCAGTGAGCTTCCCCGTACCGCGCACGAGGCAGTCGCCACCAGTGCAAGAAGCCTCAAGGATCAAGTGACCGGGGTCGAGGTCGACCGACACTAAATTCCCGGCAGTAACATTCTGCAGGGCAATACCGCCGGAGTAGTTGCGGAAGTTAACAGTCGCTGCGCCGTTGACGTTACATATAGGGGTTGCCGTGCCAGCAACTTCACTATAGCAATCCGCAAAAATAGCGATGCCACCGGACTGAATCGTGAAGTTATTCTGTAAGCCACAGCTACGAAACACTCCCGCAATCTCTGTGAGGATGTTTATAGTGCAGGACGTTGCATTGATCTCGCCCGGCTGCATTGCGCCGCTCAGCGATATATCCTCGAACTTCGCATTATCGACATTCTGCGTGCCGAGATTCACAGCAGCAGCAAGCTCAGACGCTGCACTACGGAAGTACCAATCCCTATAATCCGCGTCAAGTGTAATCGCTCCCCGTATCACGTACGCACGCAAGCCATCCCGATTAGCGATAGTGCGAGCGTCGGTGATGTTACTTACCGGCTTCGTGGGGGTGCCTATGCTTAAACCAGTACCAGAGGTACCGTTAATCGTGTCAATGTAAACCGCTTGGAGCAGCTGTGTCAGGTCGAGGCGAGCCACGGAGCTGTCCGTAAGGTTCGACACACGCGTCTCAGTGTTAACCGTAAACGCACCGATTGTCGGTATAAATACGGACTGCCCGGACTCCCGAGTAAAGATGTTGCCGATGAGCGTAAGTTTGTGGCTGAGTTCAGCAGGGCGAATACGCCAGCCGTTCTCCAAGAAGTAGGTAATGCCGAGGTCCTGTACATCAGAGATCGGGTCACCACCGACAGGCGTAAACGCCTGCAGGAATTTCATGTTGTCGCTGAGCTTCACCCACTCCTTCCACTCGGAGTAGACTTCGAGTACGTCAAGCACGTTGTCGCCCGCCACACTGATCTCAGTGATGATCTTGGTCGTCCCGTCGAACGTAACAATGTTAGCCATTACGGGTTCACATAATTACGATCCCGCACTTGCGAAATCGGGATAGTCGCTGCACTGGTCGGGACCGTAAAATCCTCAATACGATTATTCGGTGGTAATACATACGCGACATTGAATATCGCAATATCCACCACTGTCGATGCTGCTAGCGAAAACGTGAACGAACGATTATCCGTAGTGCCTGCAGTAGCGTTTTCAATGCCGTCCAGAAACTCTCCGGTTACGTTATCCAGAACCCTAACCTCCGTATTATCCTTTAGCCCGGATAATGTTACGGCCACGTTATTGTTTATCACTGTCGATGCGCCAGCGCCGTTGCGAACCGTAGGAGTGTCGCCACCGCCGGAGATATTGATTGTGACCAGCCCGCCGGAGTTGTTGTAGATCGCTGCATCGTTCGAGGCGTTAGCTCCGTAACCGGCGAAGGTGTTGCCTGTGAATGAATAGGTTCCCGCCGTATTTATAAGGATAGCGTGGCCGACGCCGCCTGTATTATCAAAATCGTGGTTGCTAATCTTCGCAAGGCTATTGGTCGTAATGAACGGGTTGCCTGTAGCCGTATTATGCTGCGCCGTCGATCCGCCTGATATAGCATCACCAGTCGCCGTCAATGTCACCGCGTCACAGTTCGAGAATGATGGGTTAGTGAGCGTAATGCCGCCGGGAACGACAGTCACACACTCAATGAACTTATCGCTGTCGCTAGTACAAAGCGTGTTCAGTGTAACTACTTCGCCGAACAGGTATGTAGTCCGGAGGGACGTATAAGCGTCACCCGCCCCTAGATTCGCAGTAAAGCGAAACGGTATGGCACGAGAAACACCCTTGAAAGTATAGTCGATAAGGTCTAAGTTCGTAACGCCAGTTGTTCCGTCCGCCAACACAATCCGGTAGTAGTCAGGTGCGACAGCTGGAACAACGGTTGTACCGCCTGTGCCGTTGTTCACTGTCAGGTTAGAGAACACCAACGTACCAAGGCTATCCTGAATGTAGGTCGTCAATGTTGCTGCGCCAAAGGTTAGACACCCCTCCACAAACAATGCACCGCCGACGTTCTGGAGCAGCCCGTATCGAGCGGTATCGGCAGCGGCGCAATCAGCAAACGTGTGGCGTGCGCCTGACGCTCCACCTGTGAATGTTATCCCTTGCCCGCCTGTACCAGATCGAACAGCGTCGAAATAGCAATTCTGAAGGAATGCCTCACCCTTTGAAGCCGAGATGTTCCCCTCATACCCTATATTGACGATGTTCCCGGCAGGTGCAGTTCCTACGCTCGCAGCGGGGCGATCACCGGGATCAAGGTTGATGATTGCGTGATACCAGCCGCCTACGTAGCCTTTGTTGAGTCCTGTGACGAAATACAGCGCCGCTGCGCCAGAAGAAGCAAGGTAAACACAAACTCCGCCTACCTCAACATTGCGAACCGGATACAGGTCACGCACCCAGATATGAATATGTGTGTCTGTCCGAGCAACATTGTTGCCCGCGTCATAGCAGCCGCGCAAGTTGGCAATCGTTGGACCTGATGCGGGACCGACCGATCCTGAGTGACCAGTCGCGGCACAGTTCGCACCTTGAAGCTGGATAACAGTCTCGGACGCCTGTGCGTTACCCGTACCGAGGTTCGTCGGGGAACCCGGATCGAGGATTACGTCAGTGAGTTGACTTGTAAGCGTAATTGCCATCTACATTCCCTAAAAAAAGGCCGAGCCGACCAACTGTCCGCTCGGCCTCACTTTACCATTACTGTAGCCTATTACGGGTTAGAGAAGTTACGTTCTAGGGCAGCAACCAAAGAGAATACTTGGCCGACCGCCTGAAGAATCGTGCCGGTAGCAACCACGTATTGGCCTACGCTCAGTCCGATAGCGACGATAGTAATTGGTACCGGTGTTCCGCCTGAGCCTGCACCGCGCTGTACGTTGGCGCTGTACGCGTACGTGAAGGCCTGTGACGATCCACCACCCGATTGTGGTACCGCGCCAGCGATGTTTGCCGCCGAAGCGTTCTGCACCGTAATCGCGTTGATCGTGCCGAAGTCGCGACCGGTGTTGTCGCCTGCATCGTCGTTCGTGAAGAACATACGGTACACAGCGTCAACGTCAGTTGAGAGGTTGGCATTGAAGTTGATCGAGCCTGCGGCGACGAACGGGAACGTACGAGTGTCAGTCGCTGTTTCAGCGAACTGAATCCTGTTCGTGTCGTTCGCGTCGAAGTTGTCGACCGCAACACCGGGGTCACCGCCAGCTGGGTTAGCCGACTGGAGCAGTGTACTCAAGGTGTTACCTGTAGAGGCCAAAGACACCAACGGTTCAGCAAGCTGGCCTACAATAGTCGTGCCTGTGTCCTCACCGGTAATGCGGCCATCCGGATCGTTGATGTTGCCGGTCTCTTGTAGGGTGGCCTGTACGAATGCGTAAATGCGTTCAGCAGACGGGGGTCCACCGCCAGCGCCACCAGCATCGGCTTCGATCAACACGCCGAACTGAGCGTCACCCGGAGACGGTGTGTCGCCACCAATCGCGTTGAAGCCGGAGCGTGTGAAGTTCGTAGCCCAGTAACCGATAGCCATGTCGTTGTATGGCGCAATCGGCGTACCACTGATATTCGTCAAAAGGGTTGCGATAGACACAGCGTCGCTCGCGGCGAGATCAACGATAACAGCATCCGGACCTTCCGACAGCGGGAACCGGTATACCTGATTCGTCAAACTGGTTACACCAATATCTGGGAACGTATTGGCTTGGCCGTAGGTCTTGCCGAAAACTCGGATACGAGTTGTGAAAACATTCTGTCGACGGTCGATAGCGGCGACGGCAGTGGTGTCGTCGGCGTTAACCGTAAACGGTGTGCCCGACACGGTAAGCGTCAAAGCAGCGACGCCGGTAATCAAAAAGCTGCCGTTATTGGCGGCGTCCTCGGCACTCTGGATGAACAACCGATCACCGACCAGATACCCGTCACTGACGAACGAGCCTGTGCTGCGGGTAAACGTCGACGCCGTGAAACCAATCGTGCCTGACAGGGCTGTCCGCTCTACTGCACGTACGCCCTCGTTGGCGGGACCAGCGAAAACAGTCGAGATAGCAGAGGACTGCGAATCAAAGAAGTAGTACGGCCTGTCACCAGTAACCTTATCGGTAGAGTCGATGTTACCCAGTCCGACATAACCGAAGTACAGATCGATGATGTTGCCAGTGAGGTCAACTTCGGACCAGCCCATCGTACGGAACAACGAACGAGTGTCGGAAGGATCAGTCGTGCTGATCGTAGACTCAGCTTCGTCGACCGGTTGCCAGCCATTGAATTCAAACTGCTCCGGCGTAATAGCGGTCATGGGGAACGGGAACTTGATCAGATCGTTGTCGTTCTTCCATTCCTCCTTCATGAACGAGTACATCGCCTGACCGACAACACCATCGTTATCGAGTACAGTCACAGAGCCGAAACCATTCAGGAATGTAAACTTGCGGTTCAACGTGTCGAAGTGGAAATTCTTCTCGTTGGCATTGGTGCCAAACACGCGAGCGGTAGCGTTTGCTGTCTCGTTCGCCGGGTTGACCACAGCACCTGTCAGGGCCTGTTTGGTCAGGGCGATAGATGAAGTAGTCGGTGACCCTGTAACGAGATAGAGGCCATTGTTGCCAGCGGTAGCCATACCGCGCAGCTCGATGTAGTCGCCAGCGGTAACAGCTGGCAAACTGGCACTGCCAGTCATCGTCGTATTCGCGCCAGCGCTGGCTGTCAGTGCAAGGTCGCCGGGGGTTGTAATCCCGCCTTGGCTCAAGCCATCGGGGTCATTGATAAGTGCCATGTCTCAGAGTCCTATAGTAGCAATTTCCGCGAGCGAGCTTTTTTCAGCCCCTCGATCCGTTCAACTTCCGTGTCTACAATGTTTCTGAGGTTGGTTAGTGCCATTTCACCGGACGCTATCATGGCGTCCAGTTCAGGTAAAGATTTGGCTCGTAGCTGTGTATCGGTCCAACCAGCGGTGACTACCTCGGGAGGTGCCTTCGGCTGATCATCAAGGTCGATATATACCACGTTGGG